CACTTGCGTACTTTTTCTAAGTTCAGAGTTTTTCTGGGATAGGCTAGAGACCAAGAAACACAAGGGAGAAAACCTACGATGCCCAACCCAGCTAAGCCACTTGAGCAGAAACGCCTGCTCGGAAACCCAGGACACCAGACTTTGCCAAAGGAAGGCGAGCTTGCGGCTATCCCGCCAGCCAAGCGCCAGCCCGTAAGACCACTCGGTCTGCATGGCGGTCAGCTCTGGGATGATGTCTTCAAGTACGGCGTGCCTTGGATTGGCGCGGTAGATGTCCACTTACTACAGATGACCTGCGAACAACTAGATCGCCGTGATGTTATTGAGTCTCGATTGGTTGAGGAATACGACTGGCATTTGCTAAAACAGCTAAATGACATAGAAGCCCTAATTGCCAGCAACCTAGGCAAACTCGGTTTCTCACCCGAAGCCCGTACCAGACTCGGTTTGGCAGAAGTCAAGCGAGAAAGCAAGCTAGAAGAACTATTTGCTAGAAGGGCTAAGCGTGAGCTTGACAAAGGTAAGTAGCTGGCCCCCTGCCTGGCTGACTCCTGTAGCCGAGGAGATGATTCGGTTAGGCGAAGGCGAAGATGTTATTGATTTCGCTGAGGCTTTCGGCATTATCACCAAGGACTCAATCGCTGGCAAGGCAGGTACGCCTATGGACCTGCGCGACTGGCAGGCTGAGCTACTCCGTCACTTGTTCGCTCACGATGACAAAGGCTTGAAGAACAGAGTCAGTCTTGTAGGGATGCCGAGAAAGAACGGCAAGTCGAGCCTCATGTCGGTTGTCGCTGCCTACGGTCTTGTCGGGTCAGGCATCCGAGGCGCTGAGGTCTACTCGTGTGCTGCTGACAAAGACCAGGCTCGGTTGGTGTTTGCCGATACCAAGAAGCTGATTGAGGCGAGTGAGCTGTCGGAGATGTGCAAGCTCTACCGAGATGCCATAGAAGTTCCAGAGACAGGTTCGGTCTACCGAGTGCTGTCAGCCGAGGCTTACTCCAAAGAAGGTCTTTCACCGACAATGGTTATCTTTGACGAGTTGCACGCTCAGCCGAACCGAGAGCTGTTTGATGTTATGGCTCTTGCTCAGGGTGCGCGAGGAAACCTGGCAACGCTTATTGCTATCACAACCGCTGGGGTGAAGTCAGACAGCTCAGGTCAGGACTCAATCGCCTACTCGCTGTATCAGTACGGGCAGAAGGTTGCTAGAGGCGAAGTAGATGACCCGACCTTTTTCATGGCTTGGTGGGAAGCTCCGCAAGAGTACGACCACACTGACCCGATGACTTGGCGCTTGGCTAACCCTGGCTTTGATGACATCTGTGCGGAGAGCGACTTTCAGTCAGCCGTGCTTAGAACGCCAGAGTCGGAGTTCAGGCGTAAGCGCATAAACAACTGGGTTTCCAGCAAGGATGCTTGGTTGCCTGCTGGTTCATGGGATCAGTTGGCCGTTCCTAGCGATTACACCGAGGATGACGAATTCATCATTGGCTTTGACGGTTCTTGGTCCAATGACTCCACCGCTGTCATCGGAGTTCGGTTGCCAAGGCACGAAGACGATAAGCCTCACCTGTTTATGATTCAGACTTGGGAGAAGCAACCCGAAGATGACGCAAGCTGGCGAGTGCCTACTCTAGAAGTTGAGGATGTCATTATTCAGTTCTGCACTAAGTACAGGAATGTTCGAGAAGTAGTCTTTGACCCGCCAAGGTGGACTAAGACTATGGTGATGCTAGAGGAGATGGGCTTTCCAGTCGTAGGCTTCCCTACTTTCTCGGCTGCCCGTATCGTTCCTGCCTGCCAAATCTTTTATGACGCTGTGACGGAGCAAACCATCACACATGACGGCAATCCCGTGCTTACAAGGCATTTAGACAACGCTGTGGTGAAATCTGACAGATTTGGTAGAAGAATCACAAAAGAGTCAGCAGGAAGCCCAAGAAAGATTGACGCGGCGATTGCTGCTGTCATCGCCCTAGACAGGTGCATAAACAGCACTAAACTAGAAGATGAACTATCTCCGCAATTCTTCATTTAGGTTGGTAATGACAGCGACAATTCTGCAAGCACTAGGGATCTTGACGATTGCCGCAGGTGCGGGTTTACTCTTTCCACCAGCAGGTGTGATTCTTTTAGGTGTCGGCTTACTTGCTTTTGGCATAGCCGTTGAGCGAGGTAAGTAATGCTAGGTAATTTCTTTGAGAGCAGAAATGTAAGCTTTCAGTCAATCTGGGGTTCAGGTGAAGTCTGGCAGCTAGACACATCTGCTGGTCAGATGATGAACACCCAGAAGTCGCTAGAAATCTCTGCGTTCTTCTCAGCAGTCAGCCTTATCTCTGACACCATCTCAACTTTGCCGATTGAGGCTCATGTTCACTCAGGACTAAACAGAATTCCACTTGACCCACAGCCAGCTTGGGTTACACAGCCAGATGTGGACATGACTCGTCAGGGACACTACCAGCAGGTTCTAATCTCTCTCTTGATGCACGGCAACTCTTACACTCGCATCTTCCGTGACCGTTCAGGTGAAGTTGTAAACCTAATGGCGCTTGACCCAGAAAAGATGAAGGTCACTCGGTCAGCAGTTGGTCGCAAACTATACGAGTACAACGATGAAAAGAAAGTCCTTACTGCGAACGATGTCATCCACATCACAGACTTAGTTCTACCAGGCAAGCTTGTTGGAACTAGCCGAGTAGAGAAGCTTCGTGAAGCACTTGGACTAAATCTTGCTCTACAGCAGTACGCTGCAAGATTCTTCGGTGCTGGTGCATCAGCTCAGGGCGTTATTGAGTTTCCTGGCAACCTAACACCTGAACAAGCAAAAAACCTAGCTGATGGGTTTGACTCACGCCACAAGAACAACTCACGCAGAGCGCACCGCACTGGTGTTCTTTCAGGTGGAGCTAAGTTTGTCTCAACTCAGGTAGATCCTGAAAAGTCGCAGGCACTTGACTCACGCAAGTTCGGTGTAGAAGAAATCGCTCGTATCTTCAACATCCCGCTACACATGCTCGGTGTTCCTGACACAGCAAGCTACGCTTCGGTTGAGCAAAACGCAATTCAGTTCGTGACTCACACCCTTCGCCCATACGCAGAGAAGATTGAGTGGGCTTACTCACGCCTGCTTCCACCAAACGCTTACATCAAGTTCAACTTCGGTGCTTTGCTTCGTGGAGACCTAGAGTCACGCTTCAACGCTTACTCGATTGCATCTCAGGCTGGCTTCTTGTCCATAAACGACATCCACGCCCTAGAAGACATGCAGCCTGTTGAGAACGGTGAAATCTACCGTGTGCCACTAGCGAACATAAACCTACCTGACGCAAAGCTTGTTGGCGAGCAGATGATGTACGACATTGTTTCCAAGCTTGTACAAGCTGGATACCAGCCAGATGACATCTTGTCTACATTCGGTTTGCCAGCTATTCCTCACTCTGGAGTACCTAGCGTTCAGTTGCAGCCTGTTGCTCAGATTGACCCTAACGCTCCAACTACTGTTTACGAGGAGTAGTCATGGCGATTTCAACCAACCGACTTACAGTTGGAACTGTTGCCACAATCGTAGATGGCACTTACAACTCTAACTTTCGCCTAATCATTCACAATGACGATAACACTGATGCTGTTTATCTTGGTGGTCCCGATGTCACTACAGCTAACGGCTTAGTTTTACAAAAAGAACAAACCATCCAGTTGCTCATGAATCCACTAGACAGCATCTATGCGGTATCAGGTAAAGCTGGACACACAGTCAGCTACATGAAGCAGGTCCAATGATAAATCCAGCAACATACAACATCACCGCTTACCAAGGTGCAACCTACGACCTAAACATGACTTGGGCAATCGGTGGAACAGCCGTGAACCTAACTGGTTACACCGCTGCCATGCAGGTAAAAGAAAACGCAAGCTCTACTGCTTCGGTACTAAGCCTTACTAACGGAAGCGGCATCACACTAGGCGGAACTGCTGGCACTATTGCTATTTCAGTTTCAGCAACCACAATGGGATCTGCAACACCTGGCAACTATGTCTACGACCTAGAACTAAACTCTGGCGGTCAGGTGACTCGACTAATTCAGGGTGGCTTTGCTATCCAAGCTGAGGTCACTAAGTAATGTCTCAAGTCACCCTAGAGATTACCGAAAGCAGCACTACACTTTCGGTCAATGAAACTAACGCGGCTGTCAATGTCACTGAGACATTCACAACGCTATCTCTAGGCAACGCTGGCCCACAGGGTATTCAAGGAGTTGTTGGTCCAGCTAACATTCTTTCGGTTGGAACTGTAACTAAGTCGAGCGATGACACTGCTGTTGTCACAATTACTGGGACTTCACCAGCTCAAACCGTGAACTTTACTTTGCCAAGAGGCTTACAGGGTATCCAAGGTATTCAGGGCGCAACTGGTGCTACTGGTGCAAAGGGAGATACAGGAAACACAGGACCTCAAGGGCCACAGGGTGATACTGGGCCACAAGGAACTACTGGAGCCACAGGTGCTACTGGAGCAACTGGACCTACTGGACCCCAAGGCGAAAAGGGTGACAAAGGTGACAAGGGTGACACGGGTTCAACAGGAGCCACTGGAGCCACAGGTTCAACAGGTCCACAAGGTGCAACGGGACCCAAGGGCGATACGGGTGATATCGGTCCGACTGGCGCGACTGGACCGACAGGTCCCACAGGTCCGACAGGCCCTAAAGGTGATACTGGAGACCAAGGCCCAACTGGTGCGACTGGTCCACAAGGCTTGCAAGGTATTCAAGGTGAAACAGGACTAACTGGTCCAACAGGACCGCAGGGCGCTACTGGCGCTACAGGAGCTACAGGTGCAACAGGTCCGCAGGGTCCTACTGGCGCTACAGGTCCGACTGGACCGACAGGCGTAATAGCGGCAACTTCACCAGTTGCTTACAACGCTGAAACCCAAACAGTTTCATTGTCAGCTACAACCATCACAGTAAACGGCACAGCAGTTGCCTTGGGTGGCACAATTACAGTCAATGCGAGGTTAGCGTAATGCCGTACTACATCACAGACAAGTCAAGTGACTGCTCAGGCTGGGCAGTTGTAAAAGAAGATGGCGAAGTACTCGGTTGCCACGACAACAAGCAGTCAGCTATTGACCAAGCTGTTGCCGTGAGCCTTGCAGAAGACACAGAGTTCGGTGGCGAGAGAGCTGCCGTTGGACTTCTTGCTTCAGGTGACTGGGTTTCATGGGAGCCGAACGACTCTAAGATTCTTGCTCAGGTAGTTGTTGTTGAGGATCAGTACGCTGTTGTTCGTATCTTTGAGTACGAGTACGGAGTATTCAGTCCAACTGACAAGCTGATGGTCATAAATGTTTTCAGCATTGAGAAGATTCAGCGCCCAGAGCGAATCGCTGTGGAAGAAGAAGAACTAGATTCGATTGCAGAAATGGGCGATGAGGCAATGCCTGACGAGGAGTTTATGACTCGTGCTTTGCCAGACGAGCTAGAAGTCGGTGACTTTGTTTCTTGGCGTGCTTCAGGCGGTAGAGCCAGAGGTCGCGTCACCCGCATTGTCAGAGATGGCGAACTAACCGCACCAGAGAGCGACTTCACAATCAGTGGTACTCCTGATGACCCAGCCGCAATGATTCGCATTTATGAGCAGACCGAAGACGGCTGGAGAGACACCCCAGTCCTAGTGGTTCACCGCTTTACTACCTTGACCAAGATTGAGGACCTAGAGGGCAGAGCTATAAATCAGAAGGCTCCTGCTTACATGAGAGCTGCTGCTCGCCGTGGACTAGAGCTATACGAAGAAGGATTCGGTGGCGGTGGGCTAACTCAGAAGACAGTTCGTGAAGCTCGCCTTATGGCTGAGGGTCAGGTCTCTGATGATAAGTGGATACGCATCGCTGCTTGGATTGCTCGACACATGCCAGACCTAGACGCTTCTAAGAACTCCAACAGGAATGATCCTGAGTATCCAGGTGCAGGATTAGTAGCACACCTATTGTGGGGTTCAGGACCAAGTAAGAGGGCAGCGGAGCGTGCTATGAGCTACGCTGAGGGAGTTGTTGCTAGGATTAGAGCAGAGGAAAGAACTATGACTGACACTACTGAGAAGCTAAACCGCTGGGCGGATATAGCTCGTGCAATCCAGAAGAAGATTGACGGCGAGCCTACAATCAAGGAACCAGAAATCCGCACCACCACCACCGACTTCGAGTTGCGTGCTGAAGGTGGAGACGGCATGACCTTCACTGGCTACGCTTCAGTGTTCAACAGTTCATCTGAAGACCTAGGTGGCTTCCGTGAGTTTGTAGCCCCTGGTGCTTTCAAGCGCTCGCTACAGGCACGCAACGAAATCAAGCTTCTATGGAACCACGACACTAACGAGCCACTTGCTTCGGTTCGCGGTGGAAGCCTTCAGCTTGTTGAGGACAACCACGGACTAAAGGTCACAGCAAAGCTACCAAACACAACTCGCGGTAGAGATGTTGCTGAGCTTCTTCGCTCAAAGGTCATTGACTCAATGTCATTCGGTTTCAATGTCATCAAAGACTCTTGGTCAAACAATGGTTCGGTTAGAACTTTGGAATCAGTAAGACTCTCCGAAGTCTCGGTTGTGACATTCCCTGCGTACACCGCCACTACCGCAACTGTCAGGTCAATGCAACCAACGATTGACGCAGATGAACTTGCTAACGCACTTCTAAAGCTAGAGTCAGGTGAAGACTTAGATGAAAAGTCAGCTACCCTGATTACAGATGTCGTTGGCAAGCTAAGACAGCAACCAGAAGCTGAGGTCGCAGTTGAGGACAACGGACTTGCTCTGCTAGACCTAAAGAAGAAACAACTCGACCTGCTATTGAAAAGGATCTAAATGGCTACCAAAGAACAAATCAAAGACGCTATCCTAAAGGCGGCTGGAAACCCAGAAACAGGCGTTATTGCTGACATGGCAGACCAGTTCGCAGAGGCCGTACTGGGCCTAGAAGAAAAGTCTTCGACACCTGCTAAAGAAGTCAGGGTTGTCGAACCTAAAGAAATCAGGTAAACTGATTTCCTGCCCTCACCGAGTATTCCCTTCCTCGGTGGGGGCCTTTTCTTTACCCGTGTTTTTTTCGCCTAATAGACTTGTACTAACAGTTGAGTGTTAGCACCGCTGTATCTGTTGAGTGTCAGCACCGCAGGAATCCTAATAAAAAACTATTTGAGGAGACTACATGTCTGAATT